TTAACGAAGCAGTCGAAACAAGAATGACTGAAATCGTTGAGAACGTTGACAAGTACTTAGACTACGTAGTTGATCAGTGGATGGAAGAAAACAAGATCGCTATCGAAGCTGGTATTAAAGTTGAGATGGCCGAATCTCTAATGAATGGTCTTAAGGATCTATTCAACGAGCATAACATTGAAATCGACGAAGAGACATTTGATGTAGTATCAGGTCTCGAACAACAGGTTTCTGAGCTCGAAGAGAAAGGAAACAATCTTGTAAGCGAGAACATCGAACTAACAAAAACAATTGCTAGCCTCAAAGCAAGCAAAGTTTTTGAAGAAATGACAGAAGGTCTTTCTGAGAATCAAAAAGAAAGATTCAAAGTCCTTTCTGAAAAGCTTGATGTCGAAGATATAGAAGACTATTCTGAAAATCTTCGAGTAATTAAAGAGTCTTTCTTTAGCGAAGCCAAAGTTGCTCCTAAAGTAGAAGACACTGAAGAAGACGAAATTATTCTAGAAGAACAGGAAGTAAAGAAACCAGCTTCTGATTACACTTCTATTAATGCTCTTGTTGAGGCACTCAACGCAAGAAAAAAGAATAATTAATACAAAATTGGTTTTTTATAAATAAATTTTACGTTAATTAAAACGAGGAGATAGACGATAATGAATAACTATCAAAAACTTGTGGAAAAGTGGAGCCCAATTCTTGAGCACGAATCTTTTTCACCAATCAAAGACGCTCACAAGAGAGCAGTAACTGCTACTATTCTTGAGAACACAGAGCGTGCACTAGCCGAAACAGGTGATCTATCTGCTAATATGACTAGCCTCTTGAACGAAGCTCCAGCTAACGATGCTGGTGCAAACGGTTTCAGTGGTCTAGCTACAGCAGCAGGTCCAGTCGCCGGTTACGATCCAGTGCTAATCTCTCTAGTTCGTAGAGCTGTTCCTAACCTAATTGCTTATGACATCTGCGGCGTTCAGCCAATGACTGGTCCAACAGGCCTTATCTTCGCGATGAGAGCTCGTTATACTAGCCAAGCTGGTGCAGAAGCAATGTTCAACGAAGCTGATACAGACTTCGCTGGTACAGGTACACATACAGGTACAATCGCTGTAACCGATGCTGCTAACACAACATTGTTCTCTACAGGTACAGGTATGGATACAGGTGCTGCTGAAGCTCTTGGCGACGGTGGTGGTACTAACTACGCTGAAATGGCCTTCTCAATCGAGAAAGTTACTGTATCTGCGAAGACAAGAGCTCTAAAAGCTGAGTACACAACTGAGCTTGCTCAAGACCTACGTGCAGTACACGGCCTTGATGCAGAATCAGAGCTTGCGAACATCCTTCAATCAGAAATCCTTTCTGAAATCAACCGTGAAGTTGTTCGTACAATCTACACAACAGCTGAAGTTGGTGCTACAAACACTGCTGCTTCTGGTGTATTCGATCTTGACGTCGATGCTAACGGCCGTTGGTCAGTTGAGAAGTTCAAAGGTCTAATGTTCCAGATCGAGCAAGAAGCTAACGCAATCGCAAAAGGAACACGTCGTGGTAAGGGTAACCTAGTTATCTGTTCTTCTGACGTTGCTTCAGCATTGCAGATGGCTGGTGTTCTTGACTACGCACCTGCTCTTAACGGTAACTCACTAGAAGTTGACGATACAGGCAACACCTTCGCTGGTGTTCTTAACGGTCGCTTCCGTGTATATGTAGACCCATTCGCTGGTTCTAACTACCTAATCGTTGGATACAAAGGTACATCAGCATTTGACGCTGGTCTTTTCTACTGCCCATACGTTCCTCTACAAATGGTTCGTGCGGTTGGTGAGAACAGCTTCCAGCCAAAAATTGGATTTAAGACCCGCTACGGCATGGTCGCAAACCCATTCGCTGAAGGCCATCTTGCTTCCGGCAACTCTAGCGCTCTTGGAAGACTTGACGCTGGTGTCAACAAGTACTACAGAAAAGTACGCGTAACAAACCTATTTTAATAGGTTATAAGAAGAGTAGCGTTCAGCTACCACTCTTTAGGGGCTTCGTTCTGAAGCCCCTTTTTTTTATTTTAGATGTTTTGAAAAATACGATCTTATTAGAAAGACTCTTATATAAGCAACAACAGTCATTACGCAAGTAACCATAGTTCCTAATACAATTGGGTCTGTAACGTTTAATCTTTCGATGAATATAAACAATAAGGATAGATTTAAAGGATAGTTAACTAATAGACCAGTACCTATTTGAGTAGCTGTTTCTTTATGAATTTGTTTTGTTCTTTTAGAGATCTTCATTTCCACGTATTTCTTGTGCTAGTTCTTCTAGCTTTTCTAAGCAAGTTTGACATTGAGTTCCAGCACCAGTTGTTTGTTTAATCAGTTCAATATCAGAATATTCTAACATCTCACGGATAGTATTTTCAGTTAAAGCTTTGCAAATACACACTATCATGAGAGATACTCCGTGACTCTCCTGATGGTATCAATTTCAGTTTGGGGATTATTCCACATACGATTACGAGGGCTTGGATGTGGTATCTTGAGATGTGGTACCTGATTCTTTTCTAACCAAGTAGAAGCAACATTACCGAGCGCTATTACTTTATCATATTTACGAACGAGTTCAATATCATTATAAGAACGATTCGTCCAGTCAAACGAGCGTTGAACCCACTTGATTACTCGGTTCTTAGTTGGAGATTTTTCTGGCGTTGTTTTGCCGGGAGCTTCCCCGACTATAATTAATGATTCCATAATATAAACTATTCTGATTCACGCTTATATAGTTCTACGCAAGTAGCTATACCTTGTTTTTCTTTTTCTTCTACGAACTTCATAGCATCACGATATCGCATGACACCTTTATAGATTAAGTCGCATGTTCTTGGGTGTACAAACGTTACATGAAATAATGTAAAGGGTGTAATCATAATCTACTCTTCGTCGTACTTAAGCATTTCCTTGTTTCTACCGAAACCACGTGTTTTAATGTAGCCCTTCTCGATAAGTGAATCAATAGTCATAGATATGATGTGTTGCTTATTGTACTCTAAGCCCCAAGTAAAGCCAACGACAGTAAACACAATCGCGGTTAACCAGTACATCCAATCAGCGAGCATCGTTTACTCTCCGTATCGTCTTAGTACTTTTTCGATAATTCGCTGTGTAGCATCAAGCTTTTTAAGCTCAGCTTCAAATTTATCTTCTTCTTGCTCAACTCGTTGAACTTGAATAAATCCTTCGTCGAGAGCCATTTGGTATAGATCGACTTCTGAAATACTTTCAAGTCTTTCTAAACATACACACAGCAATTCATCATAACTAATGATTCCTCGCCTTGCGTCGGACAAGAGTTGTTTCGCGATATTCTTCGGCATATCATTTCTCCTAGTTGCACATAGTATTTTATAAAAAACACAGTTTAGGCCTGTTTTTCCTGAAGGAACCAATCAGGATGTGATCCTTTATATCCTTCAAATCCGCGCCACCAATCAGGCGCTGACCTTCCCCACTCCCACTTAGCGAAAGGCTTCGCTGCATGGTAGTATTTCCGGTATGCTGTTACAGCATCACCAGGAACTTTACAATCTGGGTAATGACTCATCGCTTGAGCGAACTCAGTCAACCCGATGTCTGGTATGTTTTTAGGAGGCTTGGCTAGTATCTCACCAAGCTTTTGATATGTTGAATGTACGCGATTTCTACGGAATTGATATTCCTCAGCCATCGCTTTAAAATGTTTGTAATGCCACTCGTAATTTGCTTTACTTTCTTTTGTCCATGTAGTGCAGGGATGAAACTTATGAACTGCAAGGTAGTACAGTTCGTCTCGCTCATCTCCAAATGCGTAATATGTTTGCATAGTCTTACCAGACTTGCTCCTGCGTTTTTCAGGAATCCCATCAAGTAGACGATGCACGGTTGATAACATTTGTGCAGACTCGACAATCATCTTAGGGACGTGCTTGTCACAGAGATAGGTTGCTGCAATTTTTGGATCGTTGTCGAGTACAAATATATTCATTTCATTACCAATTAAT